TGTTTTGGTCCGGCATTCGTCACATTGCCTCTCCTGTCCCGAAGAGCAAGTACGAGCTCGCCGTTCTGATTCGGGACATTTATCAGCGTTCGATAGTCATCCATCCTGTTGCAACGGAAACGGCCGTCGATAAGACGTTGTCAACGCAGTATCCAACCAACCGCGAGTTTAGCATTCCGGATCTGAGCGTCCAACTCGAAGAGCTCAAAACGTTTTCTTTACTAGAATGAACACACTTTTAAAGTCAAAAGATAATATTCTCAGAGTGAAGCGAGAGGTAGAGACAAATGAATCGCAGATTTATACTCACCACTGTATAAGTAAAAATAGTATCGACGACGCCACGATTACGATTGTTATGACATCCTCCAACCGTTCTAAACAAACCTACTACACACTCGACACAATTCAGCGATCCGCCTATAAAAACATACAGGTGGTGTTAGTGGATGATTCGACCGATGACCCCATTCGTATCGACAAGCTGGACACCTATCCGTTTAGTATCGACTTTTTAGTGATTCATAGAGATAAGAAGTTTTGGCATAATCCATGTGTGAATTATAACATTGGATTTAAATTCATAAAGGGAGGGAATATTATCATCCAAAACGCAGAGGTATGCCATGTAGGAGATGTCATCAGTTATATTCAGCCCCTCTTTTGCGATGACCATTATTTCGTCTTTGATGTTGCTACATGTGCCAATTACGGAGCGAATGACACAATCTATATGTCAGACACAACAACCACAAATATTTATAAACAGTCGCACCTATTTGATATATGGTATCAATCCGAATCCGCTAATCGAAAATTACATTTTTTGACCGCACTGAGTCGTTCTACCTTTCAAAAAGTGGGTGGATTCAGTTATGACTATGCGTTCGCATGTTCCTATGACGATGATGATTTGCTATTACGTATTGTTTCGAATCAGGACAATCGCATAGTATGTTGTCATCATACCACCTCCCAGTGTGGTGGTATTCACCTGTTTCATGTGCGCAATTCGACTACAACGGGCTGGGACAATGGACGAGAATTAAATATAACCTTGTACAATGCCAAAAAGAAGTATGTAGATAAATATAAAAAGTATATCGAAGTGAGTGAGACGGCCGAGACGTTTGATGAGACCTATAAAAAACTAGCCAGTTGCTAATAACTTAAAGTGAGTATGTGTTATACTATAAATGAGTGATACTCGGAAAACTGTTGTAACCATTACGGGGATTCGTCCCGATTTTATTCGAATGAGCCAGGTATTCAAGCTCCTGGATGAGTCCTTTCATCATATTCTCATTCATACAGGTCAACACTATGATACACAACTCTCGGGCGTCTTTTTCAAGGAACTTGGAATCAGGGCCCCTGACTATATACTGAACACGGGCCAAATCGCCTCCAACCACTATGAGCAACTCAGCTATTTGTCCACGGCCATTCCCAAGTTATTCAAGGAGAACAACCTCCAGCCAGACCTCGTCCTCTTTCTGGGGGACTCCAATTCGGCGGGGGTATCCTTTCCTCTCAAGAAGGAGGGATATCGTATCGGACATATTGAGGCCGGCATGCGCTCCTACGACAAGAGAATGCTAGAAGAGATAAATCGCACGGTATGCGACCATTGTAGCGACATCCTATTCGTGTACCATCCGGACTATGCGAGTCAGCTGGCCCAAGAAGGAATCACAAAGAATGTGTTTGTGGTCGGCAATACGATTGTGGAGCCGTTTCGTCACTTTCAGAACGAAATCATGTCCGTCGAAAAGCGGAAGGATATGATCCTGATGGACCTCCATCGTCCTGAAAATTTCAAATATGCGGACCGGCTCCGTTCCATTCTTGCGTTTGGGAATCGGTGCGCAGAACGCTATGGAGTCCCAGTCCGTCTCTTGTATTTCAAGCGCCTCCAGGATGCGCTCGACCAGAACGGTATCGAACTTGGCCGAATTACCATGACACCGCTGATGGCCTTTCAGGAGTATCTCACGGCCGTCTATCATTCCAAGTTTCTGATTAGCGACAGTGGCACGGGACAGGAAGAGCCGGGCCTCTTGCGGACGCCCACGGTCGTGCCTCGGGATTTTACGGAAAGGCCTCAGAGCTATGCGGCGAATTGTAGCAAGAAGTTTTCCGCCGATGAGTCGAACGACGAAGAGGTGTTTGCCTGGATTGAGCAACTCGAGTCAGGGGCTCTCGCCATGGACACGGATTGGCTTCTGCCTCCCACGGGGTCGGTCGGAGACACGAGTCATCAGATTATCGAGCATCTGAAGAGATTGTTGTAAATCTAAAGCACGCAGTAGTTGTACTCCTCATAGACAATATGACGAGTAGAATTAAGACGAGTCCGGTTGAGTACCAGACAAGGCAGCCCTTCCCCTATTTGGTTCAGGACGGCTTTTTGGAGGACACGAGGGCGACCGCCCTCCAGCAAGAAATTATGGGCCTCTCTGCGGATCGATGGGACCGCTACGACAATCCTTTCGAGCAGAAATACACACTCCGAGACAAGAACGCATTTCCTGAACAGTTGGCGGCCCTGTTTGAGGAATGGACAAGTCCCGCATTTGTGGCCCAGGTCGGGGCCCTCGTGGGGCACGACCTCGTCCTCGACACGACCCGAAATTTCTGGGGCGTCCACACCTACGGACCTGGAGACAGGCTCGACATTCACGTGGATGCGGGTCTTCATCCGACGCTCGGTCTCAAGAAGCAGGTGACGCTCGGCCTTTATCTGAGTCACCAATGGAAGGAAGAGTACGGGTGTGCCCTCGAAGTATGGAAGGGGACGTCTTGTTGTGCCCCGACTCCCACGCTGTTGGAACGGACGGATAGGATTGCCCCCCTCTTCAATCGGGCGGTCGTCTTTACTTGTAACGATTACGCATGGCACGGAAACCCCGAGCCGGCCACCTGTCCGGTCGACAGCAAACGCATCTTCCTTACGATTTCCTATTTGAGTCAGAGCACGACCGATGAGAACAAACGCATGAAGGCGCTCTTTATCAAGAGGCCCGACGAGCCCGAGGATCCCGAAAAGGATCGGCTGCGGCTTCTACGAGCGGACCCTAATCGATACAAAGACGTGTATAGATTAAAGAATTAATTATATTATACACGATAGTATGAAATTAGTTGATGGGTTTATATTTTATAATGAATTAGAATTATTAAAGGCTCGGTTTGAGGAACTATATGATATTGTAGATTATTTTATCTTAGTTGAAGGTACTCTCACATTTACGGGGAATACTAAACCATTATATTATGATGAAAATAAAGAATTATTTGCTAAATATAATGATAAAGTGATTCATATCATTATAAATGACTATCCAGATACTACAAATCCTTGGGATAGAGAAACACATCAGCGAAACGGTATTGAGAGGGGTATTTCAAAACTACAACTGTCAGGAGAGGATCGAATAATTATATCTGATGTGGATGAAATTGTATCAAGAACATTGATGTATGATATTAAAATGGGTATTCGCACATATGAATCTGATATATATTCGTTAGAAATGCAATTATATTATTATGGACTTGAATGGACAGTTGATAGAAAGTGGTATCATCCAAAAATGATAAAGTACGGATGCTTTGACAATATCAGGTCATGTGAAACAATTCGTCATTATAAAACGAACAATATTATAAATAGTGCGGGTTGGCATATATCATATATGGGTGATAGTAATTTTATAATTAATAAATTAAAAAGTTTTTCAGAAACACAAGCATGTACTGAAACAAATTTAAATAGTGATAATATAAATTCATATATTTCTGAAGGAAAGTTATTTTTTAATAATGAAAAATTAATAAAAATTCCAATTGAAACTAATATTTCATTACCCTGTTATTTTTTAAAGAATAGACATATTGAATAATTATTCAATAGTATTCGTTACATATAGCATCAATCTGTTATTATATTGTGTGTCATATTCTTTGATATTATATACATTTAATAGAATATTTTCCCACCATATATTATTTTCTTGTATAGTGTGTAACTCTATCCCATTTAATATGTCACTATGATTTGCTATTGCTAAAATAGCTATGTTACTTAATTTAGAAAATGTTACAATTACGTCATTAATAAAACTTTTATCAAGATGTTCTAATACGTCAGTACAAACTAAAATATCATATTTTTTATTCAATAAATTCATTCTGTCATCATGTTTTGATAAATCACATGCTATAAATGGTACAGAAATATTATGATTTTTTTTAAGATCAACTGAAGTAATTTTAACATTCTTAAATTTTTGTTGGAGCAATGTGATAAATTGTCCCCTGCCACTTCCAACATCAATTAACTCAAATACATCATCTGGATTATATATTCCTTTTATTTTTTCAATAACATAATCATATTGAATATGGTGCTGATTTGAGTATATTGGTTGTGAAAATGCCATATCGTATACGCTATTATAATCCATTTATGCTATTACACTATAATTTAATAGTATTATTATTAACACACTATAATAAACATAGTTTTGTCAAATAGCTATATAATGAAGTTTTCGTAAGCGGATTCAACTTGCTATTGTAGTTCTTGACGTCCTCCAGGACAAGAAGATTCTTATAGGGGGCCTTAATGTACTTGTACCCATCGGGTCCATTTACGAGGCGCATGGACTGCGTCTCACTGATGAGCGACTCGAGCATCTTCTCTCCTGGCCGAAGGCCCGTTACACAAACGGGCTTTCCGTACTTTTCGGAAAATATTTCCATGAGGTCCACAAGTTTCATCGAAATCAGTTCCGGAATCACCGTATCACCCGATTCTCCGTAGAGAATGGCGTGTTCAATGAGTTCCACACTCTGCTCCAGCGTCATGACAAAGCGTGTCATCTCCGTGTGCGTCAACGTAAATTCCTTGACAGCCGGGTCCTGCCCCTTTTCGTGGAGGATGGGAATGATGCTCCCCCTCGAATTCAGAACATTTCCGTACCGGATGTTCACAAACTTGCGATTGAGAACGTGGAGCGACTTTTCGACAATCGCCGACTCGGCCAGCGCCTTGGCCATTCCATAGGCGTTCGTCGGCTCACAGGCCTTGTCCGTGCTCACCATCACAACGCATTCGAGCCGGGTCAGGCGGTCATTGTTCTTCTCAACGGCATTGACAACATGAATGGGCCCCGTACAATTCGTGTTGATACACTCTTCTATGGCGAATTCACAGCGGTCAATGTGCTTGAGCGCCGCCATAATCACAATAATGTGCGGCTGCTCCCGAAGAATGGCCATCTCGACCCCCTGGTAGTTCCGAATATCACCAATAATGAACTTGAGCCTATCTGTCTTGTATTTGAGGCTCATCTGCCAATGCTTACATTCATCCCGTGAGTAATTCGTGATTTCATTCTCGGCCAGATAGGTGGTAATAAACTGGTTTCCAAGAGATCCGGAACCGCCAAAGAGGAGTATCTTTTTGCCTCGAATCATCCTATCCGTGCCGGTTGGAACATTTGGGTTCATTTGAACCCATTAAGCGGACTCTGTCGCTAGTGGCAACCACAGGGTGGTTGCTTTAGCCAGTGGTTCGGCGTAATTTATCACGCTGAACCGGTCGCTCATGAAACACAAGGTGTTTCATGAGCCAGGGGGTCCGCTTGACACAGTCAAGCGGACCCCGTCATATCAATCAAATCATGCCGAATCTGGCGATTCAGAGCCCGCTGTTCGTCCACATCCTCGGCTGTCGGAACGTGGCTCGAACTCAGTTGGACCAGCGTACCAGGACTCATCCCAAAGGCTTCTGGGCGCCGAGTCACCTGGTCGTAGACAAGACATCCAAACAGAACGGTCGCACTCACGAGCAGGACGGTTGCTAAATTCTTCATCCTGATTCTAGTGTGGACCAACAGAAGAATTATTGTCGGCAGCCCTAGTAATGAATACCGTCGAGTGGATTCTTCACTGGACGGTTCTGTTTGGACCCGGATTAGTGGCCCTCTGTGCGGGCCTCTTCATGTATCTCTGTCTCAACATTTTCCTCTGGCCCCTCATTGGCCTCTACCTTGTCTACATTGTCTTCTGGTCCGTGAGCGACCTCGAACTCGACCTCTGGCACTCTGTTCGGAAACGCGTGGGCCTGGTTCTTCCGACAGCAGATTACAGTCAGACCTTTCAGGTCAAGGGCACTCTTCCAGATAGGTCCGTCCCTCACCTGTACGCACTTCATCCACATGGGTTGGTAGCATCCTCTGCGCCCATTCACCTGATGGATAAACACTCTTCGATTTATGAATCGTTGAGTCGTCACCATTTAGCACTTCACTCTGGCCTCTTTAAAGTTCCTTTTTTGAGAGAATTCCTGTTATTCATCGGATGTATTCCTGCGACAAAACACAGTATGGAACGGAGCATCGAACAGGGGAGCTCCGTCTGGTTCTCACCGGGCGGAACGAAAGAGATGGAGTATTCAAAGGACGTATCGAGCAACGAAACTTGGAATTTGAAATCCCATACAGGGTACTTGAAAATGGCCCAGAAATATAAGATTCCGATTGTACCCCTCTATTCGGAAGGGGAACAGACTCTTCTAACCTATCGCCATCACTTGCCATGGTTCGACGACATTTTGTCGTATGTGAGTGGTATAAGTAGTAATATTTACATTATTCTCCAGGCCGGACTCCCCCATAATCTGAGACGGTGGTGGGCCCTCGGGTCCGACTTGAAGACTCGGGCCACCGTCTGCCATATCGGGGACCCCTTTACAATCGAGGAGGGCGATACGATTGAAGAGGCGCAGACCAAGTACATCGCCCATGTCACGGCTCTCTACAAATCTGTTCATCCTGAGAAGGAACTTACAGTGGTCTAGGAGCCCTGCGCGTGTAGTTGCGGGTTCGATCAGAAGGGATGGGGAGGGTGAGAAGGACGGTAGCCTCCTCGGAGGGGGGGGTTTCCTTCTGTGTGGGTCGTTTCTCTTCTGGTTCAGAAGGAGCAGACGAAGAGGACATAGAGTAGAAGACCCATAGGAGACTATAGCCCACCAGAAACTCTGCGAAATCAATGGCCGAGTTGTAATCATATTTCAGAATGAACTGATAGTAGGCAAAGAGGAGTATGCCAAAGAGGTTGTAATAGGCCATCATTCCAAAGAGAACATGCCATGACGAATTCCAACCGTCCGTAAAGACGAAGCGCATCCCTATAGGGATTCTACGAACATTGTCCAGGACCTTATACCCACCTATTATTCAAGAGTTGATATACATTCTTCGCATGACCCCTATAATACATCATCCAGAGAGATACATTGCTTGAGGAACAAATAATGTACTTACATTGCGACATGATTAATAGGCTGGCGAACAGGTGCCGAATGTCCTGGTACGCCCTGTCCCCTCTCCGTAAAAAATGAACTCCCTGGTCCGATGTGGTCGTAACATTTTCTTCAAACGTCATGATATTGTTTTGAAGATTGTGCGTATCGGCATAGTTAAACATGTACTCAAGAAATGAATAACAGTCCGATTGAAGAATGATTTGAAGGTCGGGATTGGTGCGTATGAGTTCACTCATCTTGGCGGCGTATTCATCAAAGGATCCTAGCGTAGTTTCTTGATACTTATCGGTTCCTCGATAATACATCGCACATGTATTCGACACATTAATCTCGTATTTGGCGACGAGGGAGGCTTGGAGGTCGAGAATAGGTTGAGAAGGAGAGAAATATCGTTGTATAAATTGTTGAGTATCATTGTAACACAGCCACGAATAGGGTGAGAACTGATCTTCAGAGGGTCCCTCTACAATCCGAACTGTTCCTGAACTATCTATTTGGACTTCTTCGCAAGTTTTGAAAAAATGATCTGCGATATCATGCGTTTCATGTCCCGATGGTTTATACATTTTAAATAAATTCGTATCATCGATGGAATAGGGAACCGTACGATGTTCATTCCAGAAGTATACAAGACTATGTAATCGAATATTACAACATGAGAAAAAACCATGGGACGTAGAGCTACGTGTTGTAAGCATTAGTAGTTGTTTGAATAGTTCCTTTATGTCTTCGATACTTAGCCGCCCGATAATCGTATAATCTCCTCATAGGAATGGGCGAGTCCCTCTATCATGAAAGTCGTTTCATCATTTTCGGGATTTAGACGGGGATAGAGTTTGTAAAGTTCGACGAGCTTTTCTTTTGCGGCGTGGAGTTTGTCTTGGAGCGACACGCTTTTAGAACTCGTCGTCTTCCACTGGATGCCTTCTGTTTTCAAATCAATTCCAAATCGTTCTCCATGATGACCATTCGGTTTTATGTACCATATATGTTTTGGAAGGTCCTCGGCGACAAGTCCCGAGTCTTCTGGCAACTCCACGTTCCGTCCTTTGCGCTTCTGATTCAAATTCTGTTCCGTCTGCGTGAGGATACGCAGATTCTCTTTGCGATTGTCGAGGCCGTTGCGATTGATATGGTCGACCGTCTCGGTGGAGCCCTTCCCTGTATGGTCGAGACGATCCATGACTACGTTGTGGAGATACAATGCCTTCTGCTTTCCATCCACCCTATGCGTATGCGAAAGATAGGAATTGGATGTAAAATGCCAATTAGAATCCTTTATTTTAGGGTAATCATCCCTATCAATTATTGCCTTCACATGCCGTCCATTATGCTGTATTGTCATGACAGTATAGTCCATCCCATTATGTGTAACATGCGAATACACTATGGGATTTCCTGGCCTTCCCGCCTTCTGAACACTGGGATACACGGTTTCTGTTTCCATTTTGATTATATAACTATATTCAAAATAGAGATTCGTTCATCAATTTTATACACAAACAGCGACAAGATAGAATCCATACCGGGGGGTATAGAACTCTTTAATTGCTGTAAGCTAACCCGCCCATGCCACTCATGATGCGGAGAACGTTGTAGTTCGTCGCATAGACACGCACCTGCGAGGACAGGTTGAGGCCGACCGCATTGTTGGACACCGTGAGGAGGAGCGTCGTGTTATCAATGCGAGACAAGTTGCACGTGCCGGAAGGCTGGTGCTGCTCGGGCTGGAGGGCGAACGAGTAGACGTTGATGCCGACCGCGGGGCAGTTGGTGTGGTGCTGGTAGGGCTGGACCAAGTTGAAGTAGGCACCCTCACGAACGGAGAAGCGGTCGTGGCCGTTGAGCTGGATGAGCGCCGTGATGACGGGGTTGTTGCCCGCCATGCCCTCCACACGGGTGACGGAGTAGCCGGACTCGAGGACGGAGCGGTCCCAGTAGTCGGAG